CAAATTACACAATAGCAGGCCACAAGATCATGTTGCGTCAATCTACCCGAAAGATGATATTGATGATTTGCAATTATTTGATGAAGTATGGACAAGTGGATGTAGCTTGTTACATGATCCTTTTTCTAATAAGGGTGAATTGACATATCTACGAGAAATGATCGATCAGAAATCCTACATTATGTATAATGCTCCATCTATATTTGGGAATTCAGGTGGTGGAGTATTCCATGGCCAAAGTGGAACATTATTGGGTTTGTGCTCTCGTATTACTAATATCCAATTAGGATTTGGTATTGATGTTATGACATGGATGGGATTTGGTACGCATCCATCTAGGATGTATGAGTTTTTTGAGCATCATGAATTACAATTTATTTATGATGGTTCAGATTATTACGATGCAGAGGAGCGTAGGAAAGAACGTCAACGTAAGTCATTACGGCATTTATTCATAGAAGAAAAAGATGCTGATAAAGTAGAAGTTTACGAAACATAAAAGGAGAAAATCATGCCAGTATATTTAGATGAAAAAGACTCAAGAAAAGAATTTATAGAGGAACAACTAAAGAAAGTTGATTGTGGTTTGTCAGAATTTATGGCTTATATTCATATGTCTACTGAGTTTGGATGGGAATGTGGAGATGATATCGATGAATTTATAGCTTCTATTTTGGATCGATTTCCGCATATGAAAACTGATGCTTTACTTGAAGAAATCGCAGATCATATGGAAAGTAAAGATCGAAAATATTATGTTAAAAATCATCAACACCATCTTCAGTGTTGATTATTAGAGGGAGTTAAATGAAAACGTTTAAACAATATCAATATGATTCAAATATTTTAACTTATGATGATTGGGGCCCTGACAGTGATAATAATAATGCAATTACTGAAGCTGGATTGGCTAGGATTATTCAGAAAGTTAAAGTAGATCAAGAAGATTTCATTATTATTACTGCTTATCGGGGTGAATTTGATAAGAAAGAAAATATTGCAAGAAATCGTGATTTAAGGGGTTGGTTTAATCGTCAAGAAATGGGTGTCTATCAATTAGTCGGGCATTGGCGTGAGTGTTCAATTGAGAATGTTCCTTACGATCAATGCCCAGCTAATAAATTGGTTGATGTAGTTGAACGTTCATATCTTGCAGTTAGACCTGATACTATGTCCACTAAAGATTTCTTCAGCAAGTGCAAATTTCTTACTAAGAAATGGAAGCAGGATGGTTCTGTAATTCGTATACAAGAATTGTTTGGTGATGAAATTCAAATTTTAGAAAAGAGTGGTAACACGTTTGGTATCGGATCAGGAATAAGCTTAGGTAAGATTTCACAAGCTTATAGTCAACATGTCAAAAAATTAAATACACCATTTGTTTTTGAAGGTGTTGAAGTTCCATCTACTAATTTTGGTAAGCAGATAGCTGAAAAATATAGTTTCAATTATCCTGTTGGTATTTGGGATGATTTGAAATCATGGGAAAGTATTGTTACTAACATTTGAAGAATATATGACAGGTTCTAGTTACGAGCTTGCAAAATATATTAGTAGTAGGATTGCAATAGAAGAAGAAATGGTATCAGTCGATATTGATTTAGATAATGATTTATATGATAAGATTGTTGCGCATTTGGAAACTAGTGATCCAAATATTATTTCTCAGTGGATTTCTGAAGCCATAAAAATAGTAATCACAGAGTATATTGAGAAGGGGGAATAATGATAAACACTTATGGCGTAAAAGGCATGGATGCAGTAGACTACTATAGAGCTTACTTAGAAGTACAGGCTGCAAAACAAGCCGAGAGATTGAGTGTGAAAACTGAGTTATCAACTCATGAAAGGGAAAAACATATGATCAATGTACAAGTAAGACAGAATAACAATGTTATGGCGCCAAGAAAATGGGGCAGTAACTTGGATGTCAAAGCATAAGAGTGTTTGATTATGATTATTGGAGCTGAAAGGATATATGTAAATTATCAAGAAATAATTAAGCAAAAGCTAAAAACTGATCGGAAGATAGTTAAGAATGTTTCTAAATCTGTTAAGTCAGATAATAATTTGAATAAACGTAAGTATAGGAAATGAAAGAGGTAAATTGTATGTTAAGTGGTATAACCGCACAGACTTTGGGTAGGTATCAAGAAGCAACTAGAATGGTTGAGGAAACTATGTCTAGGCTGGCATCTGGAATATCTGATATTGGTTCAGCTGATAAGATTAGGGTGGGCAGAATCAATAATACTATCCATACTTTACAAACAGCACATAAAGTTGTTAAACAGAATCAGGATTTGTTGGAATCAGCACTGGCAGGATCTGATAGTATTACATCTGTTGTTGTTAAAATGAAAGAGGTCGCAGCCGAAGCTCAGAATGATGAATTGACATCATCACAACGACAGTCGTTGATGGATGAATACAATGAATTAGCTAAAGAGATTGATTATGTTGCCAAGAATACTGAGTATGACGGAACAGAATTGATCGATGGTACTTTTGGAACCAAGAGTTTTATCATCGATGGTGTTAATAGTGATCAAACAGTTAGTGTTGAATTGGGAAATTTAACATTAGAAGGGTTGCAGATTGGTGGATATACTGATGGTCAGGGTAATATAGTTGTAGCATCTAAATTAGACACTGTATCTGATGCACAAGATGCAGTGACACGATTGGAAGCCGCTCTTGTCACTTTGGAAGGCGAGCGATCTAATCAGATAGCTAAGATAGAAAGGTTTGATTTTACAATTGCTCATATGGAACGTATGATTGGAATTAATGAAGAATCTATTGCTACCATTAATGATTTTGATGAAGCATCAGAGATGGCTAAGTTGACTAGTTATCGAATTGAACAACAAACAGCAATTGCATTGATGGCTCAAGCGCAACAATTATCTGCTAACGTACTACAATTGTTACAGGGTTAAAAATAGCCTTGACAAACGCTAGCTGGATATGGTATAATAGAGTATAATGAAAAATGGGATAACTGAAAAGGACTTTTTGGAATTGACTAACGCTCATACTCCTAAATCCTTTTCACTAGAAATTGAGAATATAGTTTTTAAAAACCAATCTAGTTATATAGAAGCGGTTTTAGAATATTGTAAAGAGAAAGAAATAGACATGTCTATTATTCCAAAGTTAGTTAATAGACAGTTAAAGGATAAACTTGAAACTGAGGCTAAAAAGCTTAATTTTATTGTAGATAATACAGTTGAATTGCCAATATGACAGCATTTGAAGTATATAAAGTTTATTTGGCTGTAAAATTACATTTTACAAGTGAACATTTTGATATGACTAAAGGAACAGGTGGAGTTAGATGTAAAGAGATTACGTTCAATAAAAGGCAAGATTGTCATTTTTTTGAACGATTGAGTAGAAAGTATCGTTCAAGCGAATTATTGGGTTTGTTTGTTTCACATTTTGTTTCCGAATCACAATTTAATAAATTGTACGGAGATGATGCAGATGATACATACAAAGAATGGAAAAAACGCATACAGAGAATGTCCTACACGTTTGAAAATGATATCAAATCACTGAATGAAGTGACTGATAATTTTGATAGTTTATTTTCTGTTAATGGATCTGGTTGGCCAAAATTGTTTGATTTACAAAGGATTGATGATATATCTATTGAAACGTTTGTTATAATGGATAAATTGTTAGACTTTATTTCACAATTTGACGCAGATATAAAAGAAACACGTCGATGGCCACAAACAAGCTTGACTTGTAGGAAATATTCAAAATTTCTTCAAGTTGATGAAAGTAAATATCGTAATATACTACGCAATACAGTAGTAATGAATAAGCAGCAACTACAAGCAGCAATATAAAGAATAAGAGGATACATATGTCTAGTTTTGCACAAATGAAGCAGAATCGCCAATCTCAACTCGCCAATTTAACAACTGAATTAGAAAAAACACAAACTGTCACCAGTTTTGTTGATGATCGCATTTGGAAATGTGAACGTGATAAATCTGGTAATGGATATTCAGTTATTCGATTTTTACCTCCGAGTGAAGGTGAAGATTTACCTTGGGTACGAGTATGGGATCATGGATTTCAAGGGCCAGGTGGCTGGTACATTGAAA